TGATTCAACTTAGCAACGGTAGCTTGAAATGCGGTAAATGTCTCGCCACGCGTCTCAAAAACTGCATCATCACCGTAAAATATGTTTGCGCGGGAAAAATAATCACTGGGAGAACGGAGGGCATAGAAACAAGAGAACGAATTGAAGAGACAATTAAGCTCTGATGTGTACGCTGTCCCAGAAGGCCACCCTAGGGAATGTAACACTATGTCAGTGTTCCAGTCACTCACTGGATGGGCCAGCAAACACGAAAGAACACGCGCACGGTGCGCCATAACGTCACTATAGGCACCTGTGGCATGAAGCAAATCGACATAACCACACAGAACACCCTTAATTACCTCAGGAAGTAGGCGCTTATCCCACGCCTTGTAGTCAGAATCATAAAAAGACTTGCCCTCGCGTTCAGCTACATATTCAGCGACACATTCAGCAGAGCTGCTATCAAAACCAACACCCACCCCTAAGCAACGCATGGCATTAACAAACACGATAATAGGGCCCAACAACTGGCGCGAGGCCATGTATACGACGTTGGCCATACAATGAACCATGCGTAATGACTTACCAGGCTCACCCACCTCTCCCATCTTGGGAAAGACCGTTGTGGTAACACACCCAACACCTCTATCTAGACCTTCCATAAAAGTGTCCATCTCAGCACGGAAATGTGGACGGTAGCCACCTTCACCGTGCGGGAAAAAGTCCGCAGCTTTGAGGCCACCGCGCGGTGGACCTGCAGCCTTGGTGTATGACACCGGGCGGACGAATAGACGCGCAGGATCGCCGCACAGGGCGAAGGTCTCGTCATAATCGATAGCAAGAACGGAGGAGACAGCATCTTGGAAGCCACCAGACGAACTAAGCAAAGTAAAATAACTGTGCAACACAGATGACAGGTCCTGGTGAGGCACAGAACGCACGTACTTCGCTAAATTGTCATATTCGGGTGACCGATAAGCTCCATCAATCATGCCGATCACAACCTGCCGAGGGGGATCAACCTTTGTGACAATTTCAGAAAAATAAGGCTTAAACGGTGAATCTGC